GTTACCGACATTATCTCGAAAGTTTAGCAACGATGCGTTAGCCTCATTTAATTCGGTTTGCATCTCCCGGATTTTTGCGCTTAATTCTCCTCCGATTTTCGCATTGTTCCGTTCCTCTCGGCCCAATTTATTGTATTGAGCTGTTAATTTCTGAATACCGGCTCGTAAATTTTCGACGCTGCCATTCAGTTTAACCTCTTCGCGGATATTGGCTTGAATCTCTCGGGTATAGGCCGACATCTCGGTACGCAACGCTTTGATAATCTGCGCTTGCTTGGCAACACCCTCGGAATCTCCTGCTTCCTTGAACTTTTGCAGTTTGGCTTTTGCTGTGTCAATAGCTGTCGAGGCGGCCTCCCACCCTTTAATTAAATCTGAGTATCTGAACTGGATATTAATAATCTTGTCGATAGTGTCCTGTGCCATATTTCTTCATATGGGTTAAATGGTTAATAAATTAAGCCGACTTTGCTTTCTGGGATACTGCCACCTGCCGGCGCACGGCGTCGTTCTCCTGAATTCCCAGAATGACAGGGTTGTAATTAATTTCCTCGGTTCCGGCGTTTTTGGGGGCGTAGATAGACAGATACAGATCGCCGTCCTCCTCGTACAGATCGACATAAAGGCGGGAATCGTAATCGACGATATATGGCGTTCCGTTCGATGTTATGGCATACGCTGTGCCGTTAATGCCGTCCGCTTCTGCAACCCATTGGCTGTCTTCACTCTTGCCGTCCAAGCGCAGATAATACGTTGCTGCCACCACTCCGTCCACTTTCAGTTTCAGCAGTTGGCAGTCGCAGATGTCGTTTTCGCCTGTTTCTACCGAATATATGGCGAATATCTGCCCGAATTGGGCTATATACACCGGCTTCGTGTAGTCGAGGTTGTAGAGATCGAGAGCCGTGAGTTTTGCCCGAATGGTGATGATCCGCAGACGGTCCACGACTTTCTGGTAGGAAGCGTATCGGGTCTTTACAATGCCTTCCTCGCCGCCGAACTTCATCCACGGATCGAATACGCCAATACATCGGGCAATGCCCGACATAAACGCTCCCCGCCCCGATAATATCCGTGGCGAGCACTCCGAATAATTGGCGCCGCCTTTTCCGTTATCCTCATAGATCGGCACAACGGCGCAATTTACCCCGTCCGTCGTTGCATTCTCCGACGCCGAGAAAGGCAGCGACACCAGCTCCGTTTCTTTCTCGATATTCTCGTTGCGGATCGTGATGGTGCCGTGCGTGTCAGCCTTTACATCGTCGTCGTTGTCGTAGTCGAGGATGTTGCTTTGGGCGAGGTCATCGATGGTGAAAATCGATGCGTCGGGCATATCCACCCGGTGAAAATCGTTCAGGATAACCCGGTCGCTCCAGTCGATGATGTCGTTGTTCTGGACATTGGCAATTATATCGTCGATGCTTATCAGCTTGATCGTGTTCGGGCTATTCTTGTCCGCATAGGCGAATAGGCCGTTCATGGACATCAGGGCGAGGATAAAATCGCCTTGCGAGATGTCAGGGAGATTGGGGGCGACATAAAAAGCATTCGGATAGCTAATTTCGAAGTTGTCAAAGTCGCCGAAAACTAAAACGTCGCCCACAAGATACTCATCGGGCAAGACGTCTGTTGATTCGAAGTTGACATTAAACCCTGTATATTGGGATGCGCCATTTATGTTAAGTACTAAAGCACTAAACCATACTTTGCCATTTTTAGTATTATACGGGGACGTTTCCTTATATAATACGTCCCGCTCTCCCGTATAACGAACGCCATATATAGACATGGTTGCAGTACCATCTTTCTCTTCACCATAACTCGGCCAATTAAATTTAACATAAAACTTATCGGCATCCGAAGAAGAAATTGATATTTTGATAGCTGTTGCTCCATTGTTCTTAAACCCCATAGTGCCGGATGGGAACCCAACGATACCAGCTTGGTCATGTCCATTAAAATACAAATTCATGGATATGGGGCTTTCTTCATTTGATTTGTACGCATAGTTATGTTCATAGTCTGCATTTTTCGACACCAGCGGAATAATAGGTCCGAGGTTTTTGCTGTACGCCAGCCGCTCCTTGCCGTCGATAGTGACCCCGTTATACTTTTCGATAGCCGAAAGAATTGTTTTCACCTGCACGGACGGATGCAAATACTTGGGGTTCGACAGTCCCATTCCGAAATTCACGCCCCAAAACGCGACATCGGGATATTTACTGGTAGTGTTTCCCTCCAGAATCGCTGTATTCTCATTCCAGTCAATGTGGTCTGCTCCGAATTCTTCCAGTTGCGGCCCCAAATCCCGCAGGTTCGCGTCAAACAGAGGCTGAAAGTTATCCACGTTGCCCCACGTAAGCGTTACATTGATCGTATCCGCAATATCCGTAACCACGGCGAACCCCTGCGTGAACAGCGGCACCCCGTCCTGGTACAACATCGCAGGAAGGCGTACATACGGAGCGTCAGTATCCACATCCGGGCGGGCTGCCTGACCGATAGCCTGCATATTCGTAGGCGTAGGCGGCAGCGCAATATTGTAGGAACGGTTCGACTGGATGCTGTCGAGGCTCGAAAATATCGGACTTTGATAAAGCAGGGTTACGACCTCGTCGCTCGAAAGGTCGCACAGAATATCGTTGATGTATAGTTCGTAGGTTGTCATAGATATTCGTATCTTACTATTTCAACGACCAAATCTTGCATCGGCGCGCCCGTGTCTTCGGATTCCGAATCTTCAACCATGAAACGCACCCAATTGCCCGCATCCGGGTCGTACATAAACAAATCCTGACATCCGAGGATCGTGCGGCACAAGTTGAAAACATCCCTTTCAACAATGCGACTATGCAAGGTATAGCGTTTGGCCAGCGTCTTGTTCTGCGCGTCGCGAGGTGTCAGCGTATCGTCGAGTTGATGATAAGTAGATTCCACAGACATTTCGTCGGTTTTAGATTCCTGCGTCCATCGGTATAAATAGGGGATACCGGCAGCATCCGTCCATTTCAAAAATATCCCCTTGGTGCAATAGTCGTAGTAGGTTCGAATCTCCGCATTATAGTCTGTCGGGGTGACTCCCACGGCGAGCGGCTTGCCAAGGTCTTCATATGGGATTATTGCCGGATCAAACGGGATGATGGGAGAAAATGACGAATATCCGATGTATTCCTCTGTTGTTGTCGAGGAGGGCGTAAGCACGAAAAGCTCGCCCGTTTGTTTCGGGAAAAATAGCGACTGCTCGAATCCTGCGTGCGGATAGACCACAATGCAGGGGGCAGCGGGATAGAATTGTGAAATATTTTCCCCATCTCCCCATCCGGGGAGAATCTCCCGGTCTGCAAATCCAGGGACTGCGTAAAGAGCCGGTCCAGCATGGTCATATTCGGAGGCAGTAATTACATAGGTGATTAAATTCGATTCGGTTCCTTGGATCAGACTTTCGCATATTTGCCCAACAGGGAATACCGCCACACCTTTGTCGTTAGTTTTGCGTGTCAAGGTGATAGACCGAGTGAATGTCCAATCGGCCCCTCCTGTCAATTTAAGGGACACGTCTATATTCCCCTTTTGGGAGAGCAGTTCAACCCGAAAATACGCAAAACGGCCCCGGGTCTCGAAGATATCCTCTGGGCGGGTTACCTTGAATACGTCATTTGTGTGCAATATCATAATTCTATCGTCGCATCTAATAGTTGATAAATGGATGTATCGAGTTCCTCTGTTATTTTTTTGCTGATTCTATCGACAACTTCGGGCAGTAAGTCTTTCATTATCTCCGTTCCTCCGCCCTTTTGATAAAGCACGCTTCCGTGATCCCAGACGCTTGAAGCGACGCCATATGCGTTTATCGATCTTGGGTCAAGGTTCCATCTCGATTCTTTAACCCTCGCCCACCGCTCTATCGCGTTCCGGAATGCCTCGAAGCTGCCGAACTCCTCTCGCACATCCTGTGGGGAACTTCCTTCGTCGATATTCTTG